CCTATTGTAAATGACATCAGGATCAAAAGAGCCGAAGCCATCGAAAAGGTAAAGATTCCAACTGCCAATGGTATTATGAAAATCTGTTTTGAGTTCTTTTTCATTATGTTCTCCAAGGTGTAGAGGTTTACCTACTGCCGTGGACATTAAACCTAATGCGGTGTTTCGATTACTTGCTTCAAGCTCCACGACCCCAACCCGTTCTCCGTTGTTGAGGAGATGAGCTGCAATCTGACGACAGAATGAGGTTTTTCCTGTGCCAGTGCCAGCAGTAATTGCTGTAAGTGTACCATACCTGATCCCGTGTACTTTCTCGTTGAGTCCTTCAAACGGATAGTCATAAGCGCAAGGTGGTTCGGGTTTTGTAACTATTTCAAGTAACGATTTGGCATCAACAATTCCATCAGGCCGATAAGTTTTTGCATCCCAGATCGCTTTTCTGATGGACTCAGTATCTCCAGCTGATAGAGCTTCTGATGCGTCTTTGTACTTCTCCAGACGTGCAAGTTTTGCTTTACCTGGCGGTAATAGCTGCGCACACTCTTCAGCCGCTTGGATGCCTGCTGAATCGTTGTCGAAGAAGAAAACAACTTCATCATATCCTTGAGTTAATTCTATAATTTTTTGTAAATCTTTCTTAGCTCCAGCTGCACCATTAGGTACAGACATATGAGGCCAAGTTGGCATGGCATGGTAGCCAGATACCGCATCTAATTCTCCTTCATACAAGGTCAGTCTTGACCCTGTATCGGGGAATAGGTTCTGTCCAAAGAACTGGTTATCGATATTCTTACCGTCCCAGTAGAAGTCTTTGTCCTTTGTTTTTATCTTAGCCGCAACTACCTGACCACGCTTATTAGTGTAATGGAAACGTAATACGTCCCCATCTTTGTGGATCTTGTACTTGCGGCAGTCCTCTTCACTGAGTCCCCGTTTCTTTAACCTAACAGGGGTGCCCTTGACAGCGACTTGCGCTGATGATGGTGGTTCTCCCTCTCCAGACGTGCGAGTGTTGCAGCTGAAGCAATAAGTATGCCCGTCATCATACATGCTGTTAGCATCGGACGACCCACATACAGTACATGGGAGGTGATATTGGAACTCAGATTCTTCATGGTTTGAGCCAGCTGAGTGGGATTGCATAATAGGCGCACCACGGGAATCCGTTTTTCTCGGCCCACGTGGCATAAGTGGTTTTCGATCTTTTATTAAGTTTATTATGAGGTGCTTGAAATACGAAACGTATATCTAGATAAGGGTTATCTTTCTTGACTGCTTTCATCTTACGGCGGTCAGCCGCTGAAAAATAACCTTTACATTCTAGATAAACATCTCCAACTTTAAAGTCTGGGATGTACTTATGTTCAATGACATAAGGGTACCAGTTAGATTCATATTCCCAATCAACTTTAATCTCAGTTAATAGAGCAGCTACCTTTTCTTCAAGGCCGCTACGCATTAAAAGTCCTCGTCTTCTTCAGTGGTACCAGCAGATACATTAGGCTCAGAAACTTTGAATCCTTTGGATGTACCAAACAAATCAACAGCTTCATCAGCTGACATATCTCCGTCATCTACTACTCCAGCACCAGACTTAAGGCTGATTAACTGAATAGCTTTTGCTTTGAGTGATGTACCAATGTCACCTGTTGGTAGCACGTATGGCTTTTGGAAAAAAGCTACCTTAACTGTGCTGCCACTGTATATCGGTGTGTCTTTATCTGTGATGGCTGTTCCCTCTGTATCAACTACAACAGGAAATACTTTGTCGCCATCCTTCCAGCTGAATCTAACCTGATAGGTACCTGGCTGGTTCTCTAACTCTTCCCAAGGCTCTGGCTTAACCGAAACCCTCTTGGGGTTTTTCGCCTTGCTTCTAGCCCATTCTAGGGCTGATTCACGTTCAGTTTCTAGCTGTTCAACTATACTCTTATCCATAAGAACTGATAGCTTATAGCCCCAGTCTCCAGGTTTTAGTACAGCTTGGAACCCCTCTAGTACGACAGGTTCTTTAGTTACGTGTGTTGTCATTAACAGAAAAAATAAGTGGATTCTTGTACAACTGTGGGATCTAATGTCCCGACAATTGGCGGTGGTTCTGATGCTCTGATTGTTTCACTAAATCTTGTGAGCCAACAGTCTTGCGTGAAAATTTGTGTGTAGGTTTCTCGCACAAGTCTATTGAGTGTTCCCATGTCTCCTGCTCTAGTAAGCACCGAGTCATGGATGACTGTGAATGGTTCATTGAACTGTTGAAAGGAACAGTGCAAGATGGATGCATCGAGCGAATGAATAAAGTTAGGTGCTGTACTAGATTTGTGACGTATAGGACAAGGTGTACCTGACCCTTTATCAAGACTAATACTAACATTACCTAACAATTGTAATCTAACTCTTTGTATATTTACTTTATCTCTACGCTGGTTGACAGTAAATCCTGATGGAGTTACCCATTCAACCTCAGTAGCACCATCTCTGATGTACTGACCTACGTGCTGCTTAATCCAACGCATAACTTGCATTGGTCCAGGCACGATAGCATCCATGCTTTCATAGACAGCATTGACAACCTGTGTTAGCTCATCTTTAGTTGGATCAATTCCTTGTTCCTTTAAAGATTGCTTGATGTACTTACGTGACGAATCCTTAGTTGCATTGTAGGGGATTGTCATGACTGTACGTTTACAGGTGCCACGTGTCATCCAAGAGTGCATACGCTCAGGTAAATACTTCTTGGCTTCATTGGCAACAGCCTTGTATGCATCGCTAGGTATATCAGCTGGGCATACATTGACAAGACTAGCAGTTGACTGATCTTTTGCAAGTCCAGCCAACACCTGTAACCCACTACATGTAGCGTCTACCGCTACCATGAGTCCAGTTGTTGTCTTATCTTTCTTAATAATGCAGTGATAATATTCGTCACAAGCCGCCATGAATTGCCACGGCTCGTCAGCTGCTTCCCACTTAGGGATTGATCCCTCTGGATCTAAGGCAACTTTCGTAATTAACTCATGATTATCTAGTGACCAAGCTATACGCTCATCCATAGTAGCCTTATCTAGACCATATGTTGTAGCAACTTGGATAGCTAACCAATCTTCTGCATCTTGGGTGACTGGTGATTCATCAGCGAAGCGGATCATAGCTTTACCGAAGTCAGTGTCTTGAGGTGTGAGAAATGCTTGAATGGGATATGCTCTACCTCTGTAGTCAAAAGACCAACATAAATAAAAGACATCCTCTTTGAATTTATCAGCAGTTTCTAACTGTGCCCTCGTTCTTACTGATCTCTTGAAATTTAAACAGTCAGCATTATGTGCGTTACGTGTCTCTTTCTTCCACTTCCTATGTGCCTCCTTATCAGTTTCTATATCAGGAGGTGGAGGTGGTTTATACGCAGGTACTATAGGGATAAATTTATCTACCTTTATCTCTTTATCTTTACAGTAGTGTGCCACGTTCAGTACGTGGTTGTTGACACGATACCTTACCTTCTGAAGTTTATTCAAAAACTTAAGAGGAAGTTCCCCGTGTGTTAGTGTACACTTTCCACGGCGTGTTAGTTCATGCCCCTTCATAAGGGCATTATAGTAGTAGCCACCTAGCTTTTCATTACTCCAGTCGTTAGGCTCGGTAAGCATAGGCCAAGGGATACCACTGAACATCTCAGCTTGTTTAATAAGATCATTTCTAATCTCATTAAATGATTCAGTAGGCTCAACAATCTTAGTTGTTTTACGTGGAGTATTCTTATTAACAATAGAGAACCAACCAGTAGTCTCCATTACAGCTAATAAACCCCACTGCCCTAACTGTACACGATAATCATGTCTCCATTTAGGCCACTCAATATCACAGTGTTTGAATACTGTTTGAGTAGCTCTGATCTTTTGCTGAGTACCACTTGATCCATGAAAATGTTCCTTCTCAATGAAGTTCATAAGTCCAGGATGATTTTCTTTATACCATCTAAACTTACATTCATTCTCAAGTGCATAGCCAATACCATCGCATACTGAGGTTAGTGTATCAGCGTCACGTTTAGTGCTAAACACTTTATCAAACGTAACCTTTAATGCAATAGCTGCAATAGCTATAGGTTCTAAGCTATCAAGATAAACATGGAAGGCTTTGTAATACCTACCACCTTTACCAGATGCTATGTTAGCTCTAGTATCATCTATGTACTTGATAACTAAAGGGAGTGCGCTGGTTATAGAAGCCGTCCCGTACACACTCGCCGAGGAGTAGCTCTTCTCGCTCAGCTTGTTCAAGGAGTCGTGCAATTTCATCCTCCCACATGAGATCGCTTCCCTCTCCAACTGGCACTGCATCGAAATCTGTAAGGGTGTCGCCATAAGCTAGGAACATGGAGTATTCGTGGTCTGCAAGGCTCTCTATCTCGGCCATGTCGAGGTGATGATGGTGGTTGTTATACTTCATAGCATTTGCATTGAGGTTCATTAGGGTGAATGTCACAATACCCGTCAAGGTCGTAGCACTTCCAATGGGGTATAAAGTAGGACAATTTAAACTCAGCATCATGTGTAACGTAGAGTTTATTGAGTGCGGCAAGAATCAGCAATAAAGCTCGCTTGCCATTAGGTTCAGTGTAAACCTCACCTGTATCTTCGTCAACAACATAACCTTCACATTCTAATAGATCAGCTAGATCCACTGCGTTGATCGGTTGGGTTGTCACTGTCTCGGAGTGCATCGTCTGTTAATAGGGTAAATTCTGCATTGTTTTCAAGGCACTTAACCATATACTTATGGGCTGCCTTGGCGTTCCTATATGAACGCTCTTTGATACTACCATCAGGCCAGCGAGATCGTACAATAGCACAATATGCTGGTGGTAGATCCCAAGATATTGAAGCGGCTAACCCATCTCGAATAGTAAATGGAGTGCGATCATTACTCGCATCCCACATCATAACCTCGTCAATGCGGTTATCGTATGAATCTCTTCTAGCCATTAGTGATTCCTCAGTTTAAATTCTTGTGTTGATGGTCTGTATTTATGTGCATCAATGCCTATAGAAACTACAGACATTGATATAAATAGCACACCTAACATAGTGATTGGGATTAACCACTCATGCTTATACATTAATACCTCGTTGGTAGATCAGGGATCTCAAAGCATTCAATGAGTGAGCATGATTCCAGTTCGTCCTCAAGTCCATGCTCCCTGACTGTATCAGCCAGCCAGTGAGACGGATGAGAATCAGCAGTGACGTGCATCACTACACGATATGTTGGTAGTTCGCTTGTCATTAAGCTGCCTCAACAGAGCTTTTAGTCTTTCTCTGCTTTGACGTAGTGCTTGTGGCTTTAACGTCCTGCAATCCGATTTCCTTTTTGAGTGATGCTGCCAATTCGGCATTATGTTTGAAGAGTCCACTTACGAATTTGATAATGGTTTTTTCCTCGACCCCAGTAAAGCGGACTGTATCCTCATAGTCTTGTGAGATACATAGTCCATTGTGTTCAGCACAGTAATACATTCCAGGATCTTTCATGTAATACTCGTGGGTGGTTTCAAAAGATAAAGTCATTTGGTTGTGGAAGTAAGGGTACGGATTCTGAAGAAGCCATCAAGTGATGGTTCATTCTGCATTAGTAATCTAGCATAGTAGGGTGCATAGCTATTGTTTAGCTCAAACTTCTTATCACTTTGTAATAAAGCATTGAAGCGTAAGATCTCGAACAGTGCTTTCATGCCATACTTGCTGGCACCTACACGCTTGAGCCTAAGTGATAGCTCAAGGAGTTTAGTATAAACGCTAGGGTTGCGTCTATTGAATGAGTTGAACTCACGATTTAAGTCAGTCATAACGGCGATGATGATGGTGGAAATAGTCACACCTATGGGTATTATACCCCATAGATGCGGCGGTGGCAAACCCAAGTGATAGCCTGGATTTGTGATGGTTCGTAGCTAGTGTTTAGCTCCTCGTTAATCCAATCAGTAACGGTAACATAATCTTCCTTGATGCGTTCACGTAAACGCTTGCCTATGTTAGGTACCTTTTTCAAGGTGAGTCTTTCACCAAACCATATTGAATAGGCATGGCCATCTATGCATACGTCTCGATGTGGTTGACCGAGGATGCAATGAAAGAACTCTATAACTTTAGGACCATTGAGGATAGTCTTGAGATCATCATATCCAATACCTTTTGCAAGGCATTTAATAGCTTTGATCTTGTTAGCTTTATAGGTGCATACTTTTACAAGTAGTGCATCATCCTCATTGCCATGATAATAGGCAGCGATAATGTTCTCGGCATCTTGGCAGTTACGTTCCCATTTATTATTGGGTGACAAGGCAGCTATGACAGCTGCTACTACAGCATGATGCAAATTATACATGCTAGCTATACGGCCAGCAATTTTATGAGCATCAGTGTACCAATCACTACCAGCTACTACCTCTTGAGTTGTAGCCAATGAGAACTTAGCAA